GCTCCTACTTGTGAAAGAAATCCTGAGATTGTTCTGTTTCCAAAAACCTCAGCTTCTTTTTCCATAAGATCTGGTAAATATTGTTGCGCCCAACCAGCTGTAGCTGTGGACGTAAAATCGATGTAGTTTGAAGCTAGTGTTTGTTGCTGTGGAGCTACAACACTATTTAAACTACCTCCTGCAGTAATTGCCATAATTTTGTTTTTTTAATTATTTTTTAAATTTATTGTTTTTAATTTTGAACTTAAAATCAGAAGAATCACTACCTAGCACTTTATATGTTACGCCACCTGCTTCAATTTTTCCATGAGCTTGTCTTGGACTCATATCCACGTTTTTAGCGTTAGTAATACTATTTTTCATAGCATCTGTTTTTCCTTGTTCATAAAAGTGATTAGCAATAGCATCAGCGTTTGAAGCTGTGTATAAAGCTTTGTGATAACCCTTAGCATCTGACATTTCGTTATTTTTGTTCAAAAACTTTTTGACAAAATTATTAATATCGCTTTGAGTATCTTTAACTTGATCAGCGTTGTTTACATTAAACCTATACTTTTTATCTCCGACGTTATATTCAAAACCTTTGAACTTGTCGTTAAAAACTTGTTTAGTTTTATTTAAAAATGTAGAAGCTTGTTTTTCTGATGCTTTTTGTTTTACTTCTGTTTCCTTGTTATATCTATTAAAAAAATCTACAGCTTTTTGTTGCTCACTTGTAAGCTTACTTCCAGCTTTGATCTCTTCATAGTATTTAGACTTTTGCCCGTCTAAGTGGCTTTTAGCGCTGGCAACTTGCTCTTTAAGCGCTAGTTTTTTTCTACGTATATCTCTTTCTTCATCTACTTCTTCGTCAAAAGAGAATTGGTCTTCCATAAGGAAGTTAATTTCTTCGTTGTTTAAATGAGGTTTTGTTTGCTTGTAATATTCGTATAGTAAATCTTGATTGTCCATTTTACTATAATCTTGATTAAGCTTAACATAGTCATTTATATTACCGCCAGTATCTTCTATAAAGTCAACTAGCTTTTGTATGTTTTCTGGCAAAGGTTTTCCAGTAGCCTCAGCCTCAGCTATAGCTTCTTCAACTTGCTCTTCAACCTCAACAATTTCTTCTTCAGTAATTTCTTCTAATACTGGAGTTTCTTGTGCTTGTGCTTCCGGTTGTACTTTTTCTTGTTCTTGTGTGGCGTCGGCATCTTCAGTGCTTGCAACCACTCCGCTGTCGTCAGCGTTATCTTCTTTAGTTTCATTTTCTTCTATTGGTGTTGGGGGTTTATTTAAATCTACTTTAATAATTTCATCATTTCCAGCAGATTCAAATTTACTTTCATCAACTTGAACCACGTTTTCATCACCTGGGTCTTGTTGGGTTTCCTGTGTAATCTCTTCGATTACGTTTTCATTTTTTTCTTCCATAATATAATATAATAATAATTAATAATTTTAACTAGGATCAAATCTACCTAATCTAAAGCCACCACCTAATATATCATTACCTGATGACTCAAAGTTTTTAGGTGGTTTTTTGTTTAATCTTTGATCTATTAGTTCGCTTTGTTGCGATGCCTGCATTTTTGTTCTATTGTCTTTTCTATCTTCTTTCCTCGTGTCCTTCATATCAACTTCTTTCATGTTCATGTTTTGAAGTTGTTGATTTATTTCAAACTCAAATTGCATTAGTTTCATTTTATGCTGAACCTCTAGCTCCATTTGTTGAGTTTTTAACTGTGCTTTTACTTGCTCTAATTGAGTATTGTTTTGTGTTATAGCTTGATTTTTTTGAATTTCTGCTTGCGCGGCAACTTGTTGGGCTTGAGCATTAGCCTGGGCTTGAGCCTCTATATTTTGCTGCTGTAGTTTTTGATCTTTTTCTTGTTTCTTTTTTCTTCTAATTTTTAACACTTGATTAGCAAGCTTTACATTTCTTATTTCTCTTACTTCAATAGCATCCTCTAAATCAACACTTCCTTGTTGAAGCGCCATCTGTATGTTATTTTCAAGCATTGCTTTTTCTTCATCATCTGGCATTAATTCTAAAAATATACCAAAGTCATATAAGTGTAAATCAGAAAGCTCTTCAAGCGTAGCTAAATTATGACCACCTATAGCTTGCATGAAAGCTTCTTTTGTTGGCGAGTATTCTAATATGTCAGATATTCTAAGAGATAAGCATTCGCAGGTTTCAGCCGTTAAAAACAAACCTGCTTGTAATATATGTCTTGTTGCTGTATTAGAATTAGCAGCAGCTAGTTTTTGTACACCTACTAATGCGTTTTTATCTGGAGTACTACCATCGCTAGCTTCATTTAAACCAGTTACGTCTCTAATCATTTGTAAGTAATAATTATAAGTCTGTATTAAACTTTGCATTTTATTACCACCACTTCCTGATTGTATTTCTTGAATAGGTATTTTTCCTGGATTTTGGTCTCCATCTGCAGTAAATGATCTACCAATAACAGATCCTGTTTGGAAGAACATGTTTAAAGCTTCTTGTGGGTTATAGTTTGTTCCATTACCTAAATCAACCTCAGCTAAACCATCAGCATCTAAATAAACACCGTCTGGAACCATACGTGACATCACTTGCTGTAACTTTAAATGTGTTAACTGTATCATGTCAGCAAATCCAGTTATTCTATTTACTAACGAGTCTATTCTACCGTTGTACATCCTTGGAGCAACTATAGAATAATTCATTTTAACTTTAGTAAAATTACTTTTAGGACGCATCATATTTTTAGACATTTCCCACTTAAGCAACTTATCCGTACCAACGATTAAAGCTCCTTCATAAAGGCACTCTATAGATCTTTGCATTTTAGCATATCCACCTTCTTTGTTTTCTGGTGGATTAAAAGTATCGTCTTTTTCTATTAATTTATCAGCGCCTGAAGCTGCTTCTTTTACTTTATAAACCTCATTCATATATGTTTTATAATTAAAATATAAAACTTGAATAGTGTTATTGTCTTCTTTGTTGTAAGTGTGTGTTGAGTTGTAGTTAGATCTATTGTAAGATTTATCTTGCATAATATCTTCAAGATCTTCTTCTGCTAAGTGTGGGAATTGTTTTGCTAATTCGTTTACAGGTATTGTTTTTATTTCACCAACATAATATATATCATCAAAATAAGGAGAGTCACTATAAGAATAAACTAAGTTAGCTGGATCAACGTAATCAACAACAACTCCTTCAGATGTGTTAAACCCTGTTTTAACAGCACCAATACCTAAAACAGTTAAATCGTAATAAAACCTCTTTTTTATTAAATCATATTTACTACCTTCTAGTAAAACATTTAAAGCTTGCTCTTCAGCTATTTCAGCTGCTTGCTTGTAAGAGAGCTGCATGTGTAGCGCTAGCTCTTCTTCAGAATCAGGTAAAGTTTCTTGATCATGATGCGATATTTGTATACCAAAAGCCTTTTCTGTAAAAGCATTTAATTCTTTTGTACGCATATCAGTAAGTATAGACTGCATATAATCAGTTCGCTTACTAACGCCATAAGGATCTTGTGAGTAAGCTTTTATATCATACATTCTTTCAGCCATACCATTAACTACTATATCTACAAATTTAGATATAATTGGAACAGGCTTCCAGTCTAAATTTAAATAGGACAAATCACCGTTTATAGATAACTCATCCTTATATTTCTGTATAGACTGTTCGCCTCTAGCATAAAGCCTTAGATTATGAAAATTATTATAATTATCTTTATATCTATTAGAATTTTTATCATTATTAAACCACTCTTGCTCTATAGCTTTAGCTACCTTTAACCCATAATCATAGCTAAGCTTTTCAGCATCACTTACTGTTTGGCTGGGAAAATAACTTTTACTAGAATACGCCATATTATTTTATTATTTGTGAATTAGATCCAGTATTAGTATACTTAGAAATGTTTATATTTAGTTTAGGTTTTTCAACCTTAGCATTTGGTCTATATAAATGCCTGTTATTAGCCATAATAGCTAAGCCAGAGCTTATAGATGCATCATGCTTTGTTCGTTTGTTTATGTCAAATTTACTCCAGTCATTTAATAGCTCATTAAAATAAAGATCTCCAAACGTACCGTCTTGCTTCATGCCAACATGATCTTGTATATACATTTCAATAGCCGCCGCATGCGCTTGTTTTATATCTTCGCTTGAGTTAGGTATACC